TGGAACAGAAATACAACATTGGTAAAAGAGGAAAATCCGAAGAAGGAGAATAAATAATACGTGTCTTTCGTGCGGCACACTCTACAATCGGAACACCCTATAAAGAGATACGGTTTTTACTGTATCTCTTTTTTTCGTTTTGTGGTTAAATAGTATTGGACGCCTTCGGGGTCCACACAACACAATCTCGCTTTAAAAGGAGAAGTCACATGACACTAGCAAAGTATAATGCTGCCAATTTGGATCAGCTGATGGATCGGATTGCAAAGAATTCGATTGGAATGGATGAATACTTCGACAGAGTTTTTAACACATCCGTACATAACTATCCACCTTATAATGTCATTCAGGTAAATAGTACTGAAACAAGACTAGAAATTGCACTAGCAGGATTTAAGAGGGAACAGGTTCATGCTTACACCGAGTATGGAAAACTTTTTGTCAGGGGGGAAAAGGAAACATCTGATGAAGAGGGATCGTTTATCCACAAGGGATTGGCTCAAAGAAACTTTGAAAGATCCTGGACACTCGCTGACGACACTGAGGTCTCCAACGTCGTATTTGAGGACGGACTTCTTGCAATAACCCTTACAAAGGTTATTCCAGAACATCATCAGCGTAAGGATTATCTCTAAATAAAGTATCGTCGCCGCTGACGGGGGTTTATGGCAAAAACCATAGACACCCCCCTTTTTTTATGTTATAATATAAATAATAATAAGTAGGGGTGTTTGAATGTATTACACTTATTGTTATTTGAATGAAGAGGGCAAACCTTATTATATTGGTAAGGGTCACGGTAATAGGGCGTATGACCGTAACCATTCTGTCTCGCTACCACCCCGAGATAGAATACTTATATTGAAAGACAACCTTACAGAGGAAGAGGCATTTAGACACGAAGTCTATATGATTGCGATACTTGGTAGAAAAAGTCAAGGAGAGGGTATATTGGAGAATATACAGAAGGGCGGAAATCAACCTCCTCGATTGACACATCATTCTGAAGAAACAAAGTCTAAAATGAGACGGAGGAGACACTCTGAAGAAACAAAGAGAAAAATAGGTCAGTCATCAAAAGGTAGGCCTTGTAAGGAACATATAAAGGAACATCTTTCTGAATTATACAAAGGAAGACCTCTTGCAGAGGATACTAAAAAAAAGTTGAGTAAGTCTTTGACAGGTATAAAAAGAAGTGAAGAGACCAGGAGAAAAATGAGTGAAGCGAAGAAGAATATGAGTGAAGAGACCAGGAGAAAACTGAGTGAGGCGGCCAAGAAGAGATGGGAAAAAAAAGAGGGCAACCCCTTGACATCTATATAAATTTGTGGTATAATTACTCTAGGAAAAATTGTAGAAACATGAGTGTAAAACTTTTACTTCTGAAGTCTGGTGAAGACGTGGTTGCAGAAGTACAGGAAATGGTGATTGAGGAGAAGGTTGTTGGTTACTACCTTAAATATCCTTGTCGTGTCAATCTTGTAAGTGATCTGACAGAGACTGAGGGATCTTCTAGGGTTCCTTCAAAGATTCAACTTCTTCCGTGGATGCCACTGAGTAAAGAAAAGATGATCCCTGTGGTATCTGACTGGGTTGTGACTATCACTGAACCTATTGAACAACTTTCTAAAATGTATGCTGACGGAGTAGAGAAATATGAACAACCTAAAAATTCTGATTCTAACAACTGATAAAGTTATTCTGACTCAGATTGAGGAGGTAACCACTGATCTAGGAGAACCTGATTGTAAATTGATTGAACCATTTGAGCTGAGTGAGGATGGCACATTGTCTCCATGGTTGGTTGACCTTACGAGACAAAATACGTTCATGATCCATTCTGATAAGATCTTGACTATCGTAGAGCCTAATAGTAAACTGATCGAGAAGTACGAAGACCTGGTTAAATGAGATTTTATACGAATGTCCAGGTCGTTGGCAACAACTTCCTGGTTCGTGGATATGAAAACGGACAGAGTGTCACTTTTAAAGAAGAATACTCTCCCACTTTGTTTGTTAAATCAAATCGAGAGACTGAGTATCAGACTTTGGAGGGTGAAAATGTGGAACCCATTCAGCCAGGTACAGTAAGAGATTGTAGAGAATTTTACAAAAAGTATGATGATGTAGATGGATTCAAGATCTACGGTAATGACCGTTACGTATTCCAATACATCTCTGACAAATATCCTGAAGATGAGATCAAGTTTGACATCAAGAAGATTAATCTTGTAACGATCGACATCGAGGTTAAATCCGAGCAGGGTTTCCCTGATCCAGAGTCTTGTTCTGAGGAGTTGTTAACCATCTCCATTCAAGACTATGCGACTAAAAAGATTAATACTTGGGGTAGGAAACCTTACACTCCCACACAAGATAATGTAACCTATCATTATTTTGAGGATGAGATCGCAATGATTAACTCATTCCTCTATCACTGGAGTCAGAATCCTCCTGAAGTTGTGACTGGTTGGAACTGTCGTCTATATGACATTCCGTATCTCTGTGGTCGTATTGATCGGGTCATGGGAACTAAGAAGATGAAACTTCTTTCTCCCTGGGGTATCATCAGTGAAGAAAAGATTACGATCATGGGTCGTGAGTTCAATACTTTCGACATTGCTGGTGTCACTACACTTGATTATTTGGAACTGTATAAGAAGTTTACTTACACAAACCAAGAGAGTTATCGACTGGATTATATTGCTCAAGTTGAACTTGGTCAGAAGAAACTCGATCACAGTGAGTTTGATACTTTCAAAGATTTCTACAATGGTAACTGGAAGAAGTTTGTAGACTACAACATTATTGACGTGGAACTTGTTGACCGTTTGGAAGACAAGATGAAACTGATTGAGTTGGCATTGACCATGGCATATGACGCCAAGGTGAACTTTGTCGATGTGATGTATCAGGTTCGTATGTGGGATACGATTATCTACAACTATCTCAAGAAGAGAAACATTGTGATTCCTCCTCGTGACCGTTCAGAGAAGTCTGAGAGGTATGAAGGTGCGTATGTGAAACAACCTGTCCCTGGTGTCTATGACTGGGTGGTGTCGTTTGACTTGAACTCCCTGTATCCTCACCTGATGATGCAGTACAACATCTCCCCCGAGACCCTGGTAGAAGAGAAACACCCATCTGCAACCATCGATCGGATCCTGAATAAAGAGATCACCTTTGAGATGTATAAGGACTATGCAGTCTGTGCCAACGGTGCAATGTTCCGTAAGGACATCAAAGGGTTCATGCCCGAACTGATGGAAAAGATGTATGCAGAACGTAAGATCTTCAAAAAGAAAATGCTCCAAGCAAAACAGGAGTATGAGAAGACACCAACAAAACAACTTGAGAAAGATATCGCCAAGTATAATAACTTTCAGATGGCTCGTAAGATTGCACTGAACTCTTGCTATGGTGCGATTGGTAACCAATACTTCCGTTTCTTCAAACTTGCTAATGCAGAAGCAATTACTCTTTCTGGACAAACATCTATTCGTTGGATTGAGAATAAGGTAAATGGGTATCTAAATAACCTGTTACAAACTCAAGATGTGGATTATGTCATTGCATCCGACACTGACTCAATCTATATTAATTTTGGACCTGTTGTTAATAAATTTCTTAGTTCTAAGTCTGGCGACAAAGCAGCAGTTGTCACCTTACTTAATAAGGTGTGCGAAGAGAAACTGGAACCGTTCATTGAGAAGAGTTACCAGGAACTCGCGGAATATGTGAATGCATATGACCAGAAGATGCAGATGAAACGGGAGAACATTGCAGACCGTGGAATCTGGACAGCAAAGAAGAGATATATTCTCAATGTCTGGGATAGTGAAGGTGTTCGTTACTCAGAACCTAAACTCAAGATTATGGGTATTGAGGCGGTGAAATCATCGACTCCTGCTCCTTGTCGAACAATGATTAAGGATGCACTGAAGTTGATGATGAATGGTACAGAAGATGATGTCATCAAGTTCATTGATGATGCAAGAACGAAGTTCAACAACTTACCTCCCGAAGAGATTGCATTTCCCCGTTCAGTATCTGATGTAAAGAAACATAAGAGTCACTCTACGATCTATGCAAAGGGTTCTCCCATTCATGTTCGTGGTGCTCTTCTATATAATCACTACATTAAAGAATATGGTCTCCAGAACAAATACTCTGAGATCAATAATGGTGAGAAGATCAAGTTCATTTATCTCAAGAAGGCCAACCCAATCAGAGAGAATGTGATTTCATTCATCTCAGAATTTCCAAGGGAGATTGGTGTTGACAGATATATCGATTACGAACTACAATTCAACAAAGCTTTCCTTGAACCACTCAAGACTATTCTTGATGCAATCGGATGGAATGTTGAGAAGACTGTAAACCTAGAACTATTTTTTGGCTGATGGATTTTTTAGCAGACATTGTAAAAGAGATTGGAGATGACTACACAAAACTTGCCGCAGACATCGACGACTCAGAATCATATGTGGACACGGGTTCGTACATCTTTAACGGACTTGTTTCAGGTAGTATATTTGGTGGTGTATCTGGGAATAAGATTACTGCCATTGCTGGTGAGTCTTCTACTGGCAAGACTTTCTTTAGTCTCGCTGTGGTTAAGAATTTTCTGGATAGTAATCCTGACGGTTACTGTCTGTACTTTGACACTGAAGCAGCAGTTAATAAATCTCTTCTTGAGAGTCGTGGTATTGACCTAAGTCGTCTAGTTGTTGTGAATGTCGTAACAATTGAGGAGTTTAGATCCAAAGCACTAAGAGCTGTTGATATATACTTAAAAAAACCTGTCGATGAACGCAAACCATGTATGTTTGTGTTAGACTCCTTGGGTATGTTATCAACTGAGAAGGAGATCACTGACGCATTGAATGACAAACAGGTAAGAGATATGACTAAATCTCAACTAGTCAAAGGTGCATTCAGAATGTTGACTTTGAAGTTGGGTCAAGCAAACATTCCAATGATTGTAACCAATCATACCTACGATGTTATCGGTTCTTATGTTCCTACAAAAGAGATGGGTGGAGGCAGTGGCCTTAAGTACGCCGCTTCTACTATCATATATCTCTCAAAGAAAAAAGAAAAAGATGGAACAGAAATCGTTGGAAACCTTATCAAGGCAAAGACTGCTAAGTCGCGTCTGAGTAAAGAGAACAAAGATGTCACAGTTCGTCTCTACTATGATGAGAGAGGACTGGACAAATATTATGGTCTGTTAGAACTTGGAGAAATTGGTGGTCTGTGGAAGAATGTAGCAGGTCGGTATGAGATTGATGGTAAGAAGGTTTATGCCAAGGCCATTCTGAAAGACCCTGAGACATACTTCACCCCTGAGGTGATGGAACAGTTAGATCAAATTGCACGGAAAGAATTTAGTTATGGAGAGAGTTGAATTTCTTGTTCTCAAGAATCTACTACACAATGAAGAGTTCCTAAGAAAAACAATTCCCTTTATCAGATCAGAATATTTCCAAGATCATAATCAGAAGATTGTGTTCGAGGAGATTGTTGGTTTTGTGAATCAATACAATGAGACACCTACACAGGAAGTCCTGAGTATTGAGATTGAAAAGAGGAATGATATCAATGAACAGTCATTCAAAGAGTTGGTTCACTTGGTCAGTAACTTGACTGAGGAACCACAGGAGTTTGAGTGGTTATGTGACACCACAGAGAAGTGGTGTAAGGAACGTGCAATCTATCTTGCTCTGATGGAGTCGATTCAGATTGCAGATGGTCAGGATGACAAGAAGTCTCCTGATGCAATTCCCTCTATTCTGTCTGATGCACTTAGTGTCAGTTTTGATAATCATGTGGGTCACGATTATCTGAATGATTATGAAGAACGATTTGAGTTGTATCACAAGAAGGAGAACAAGATTGAATTCGATCTTGAGTACTTCAATAAGATCACTAAGGGTGGTCTACCTAACAAGACCCTAAACATTGCTCTTGCAGGTACAGGTGTAGGTAAGTCTCTGTTCATGTGTCACATGGCATCATCTTGCCTTCTTCAGAATAAGAATGTCTTGTACATCACTTGTGAGATGGCAGAAGAGAAGATTGCGGAACGTATTGATGCTAATCTTCTGAATGTAAATATTCAAGATATTACTGAACTACCCAAACAGACTTTTGAGAAAAAGGTGACAAACCTCGCACAAAAGACTCAGGGTACTCTTATAATCAAAGAATATCCAACCGCGACCGCACACAGTGGACACTTTAAGTCACTTCTTAATGAACTCGCCCTTAAGAAGTCATTCAGGCCTGACATTATTTTCATTGATTACCTTAATATTTGTGCTTCCTCTCGGTATCGGGGAGGTAGCAATGTTAATTCATATACGATTATTAAGTCTATTGCTGAAGAACTTAGAGGACTGGCTTGTGAAGCAAACGTCCCTATCGTATCTGCCACGCAGACCACTCGTTCTGGTTATGGTAGCTCTGATGTTGAGCTTACTGATACTAGTGAGTCCTTTGGACTCCCTGCTACTGCTGATCTTATGTTTGCCCTTATTTCGACTGAAGAGCTCGAATCCTTGGGACAGATACTGGTGAAACAATTGAAGAACAGATACAACGATCTGAGTATCTACAAGAGATTTGTTGTTGGTATTGATCGTGCTAAGATGAGACTGTTTGATTGTGAACAAGTCGCACAGAATGATCTTCTTGACAATAAACAAGAAGAGGAGTATACTTACGATGATAAACCAAAGAAATCCTTTGAAGGATTCAAATTCTGATGAAACTACGAAAAAATGAACCTGGACTAGTGAAGTCAGAAGTACCTCATTACTATGAGGTAAAACTTGAATGTCATCCTAATGGATTAAAACAACTCCATTGTGGGACAGTGAGAGATCTTGAATCTGTACTTAAACGTTATCCTAATTCAAAGTGGCAAAAGATTTATCTACCTAAGACACCAGATACTGTAGAAGTAAATGCAACAACTATCGAAGACCCAGTTGCATTACCTACAATTAAAATTGGGGGTCAGGAAATTCCCATACAACAAAATCTTCCTGAATCTGAACTTAAAGAACTTGAACTATGACTATTGATCCTCAAAAATATATTGAATTTGTCCGCCAGACCACAAGTCAACCAAGTCTAGACTGGCCCACTTTGTCTGCTCGACTGAGTGAACTTGAGGTTAAGGATGACGCAAATGTGACTCAACTGTTGACTGCTGCTCTTGGTATCAGTGCAGAGGCTGGTGAGTTCACTGAAGTTGTAAAGAAGATCTTCCTTCAAGGTAAACCTTACAACGAAGATAATGCGTTTCACATGAAACGTGAACTGGGTGACATTATGTGGTATGTTGCTCAGGCGTGTATGGCTCTTGACATTTCATTCGACGAAATTCTTGAGATGAATGTTGAGAAGTTGTCTGCACGATATCCTGCAGGAACATTTGACGTTCATTATTCTGAAAACCGTAAGGAGGGAGACCTGTGATTAAACTTGAACTTGATGTAAGAACAGCAGCCGCAATTCGCCAGGTGCTATATAAAGAACAGGAAGGATATACTTACGATCCGACGTGTATCCCTCAACGTATTGTTGACATTCGTGAAACTATTAGTACACTGGATACACAAATCGAATCTGCTCTTGAAGAAGCTGCAAAGGAGATTAGTGAACTTGAAACAGAAGCTGCACCAGACTACGGAGTTGGAAAATGACATACGACTTTTCTTTCGCACATTCACCAGAAGGTTTCGACACTCATATTGACAAATCTATTCGGGGTTACTCAAATCTTCTGGAGGATACTGTATCGTTCTCGCGATACTTTGTGGAAGATCATACTAAAGTCGTTGATGTGGGTTGTTCTACTGGTAAACTTACCAAGATGATCCTTGCCAATAACCAGTCACGTAAACAGGCTCAATACGTAGGTGTCGAACTTGCTGGTGGGTTCTATGATGATCTTGATGATAGGTATAAGGAAGTCCGTAAAGACTTCCCTTGGGCTATTCTTGAGTTTGTCCGTGGTAATGTCACCAACTATGAGTTCAAGAACTGTTCTTTGGTGACTTCACTTTTTACTCTTCAGTTCATGCCCAAGACAACTCGTCAAGATACGGTCAATAAGATCTATAATGGTTTGAATGAAGGTGGTGCATTCATCTTCGCAGAGAAGTTGATGTGTGAGAATGCGTTCTTCCAAGAACTACTGACATTTAACCACTATGACTACAAGAAGAAGTCATTCACAGCTGACGAGATCATGGACAAGGAGAAAGAACTTCGTGATATGTTGAAACCAAATACTTGGGAAGAACTCAAGTCTATGATATGGTGTGCTGGTTTCAAGGACTGTCAAATCTTCTGGAGAAACCATCAGTTTGTTGGAGTTATTGCTATTAAGTAATGTGTGGAATTATTGGAGGGTTTGACCTTCCCCAAATCGAAAAAGGTCTCGCCGCCATTGCTCATCGTGGACCAGACAATCAGGGAATTATTCAAACGGATAATGTCTATTTTGGACATGTCCGTTTGTCTATTATTGATACAAGTAGTGATTCTAACCAACCATTTACCTATGGTAGAACAACCATGGTATTCAATGGGACGATTTGGAATTATCAAGAACTTCGTCAAAAACTTGATATCCAAACAAAAACTTCAGGTGACACTGAGGTACTTTGTGCTATCCTAGACAAGTATGGTATTAAAGGTTTGGATATGGTGGAGGGGATGTTTGCAATTGCATTCACTCAAGGTGATGGATCGATTACTATCGTTAGAGATCGACATGGAGAGGTACCTCTTCATTATTCATTACTCAGTGGTCTCTTTCCTTCCTTTAGTTTTTGTTCGGAGATCAAAGGTCTTCTTGCACTAGGCGAACACGGACAAACTATCAAGATGTTGGAACCTGGTGGGTACATCACGGTTACCTCAGACTATAACATTACAGAAGGGTTGTGGTATAACATTTACGAACACATTACTGACACATCTTCTTGGAATCAACTTGAATCTCAAATCAACGTTGGGAACAACATCGAACATGGTTCGTATGAGAGAACTGTGTCTGATGTACCTGTAGCTTGTCTCTTGTCTGGTGGTATCGACTCTGCCATCACCACACTCATTGCATCACAACATATTCCTAACCTAGTTACATATACCGCAGTTCATGATGAGAACTCGAAAGATTTACGGTCTGCCAGAGAAGTTGCTAAATATTTGGGAGTCGAACTGAGAGAGGTTAAAGTTTCTCCTCCATCAGTCGATGACATCAATGATGTAATCAACACTATTGAGATGCCTTACAAGGCACAAGTTGAAATCGGTTATCCGTGTGTTCAACTTGCCAGAAGAATTCATGAAGATGGATTCAAGGTGATCATGTCAGGTGAAGGGAGTGATGAACTCTGGGCATCTTATGGTATGAGTTATCATGGTATCCAAGATAAAGGATGGACCAACTACCGTATCGGTTTATTTGGATCACAACATCGAAAGAATTTTGCAAGATGTAATAAGATCTTTATGAAGTATGGGATTGAATGTCGTCTTCCCTTCCTGAATACACAATTGGTTGAGAACTCACTTGGTCTGAGTCAAGATAAAGTGTGGGACGGTAAGTCAAGACCCAAAGCAGTTCTACAAGAAGCCTTTAGAGGAAGACTCCCTGACGATATTATTGATCGAAAGAAGGTTGCCTTTCAGGATGGTATGGGTATCAAGTCTTTATATGAAGATGTTATCGAAAATCCAAAAACATATTACACTACACAGTACAAGAATAAGTTCTCATGAAACTACCATATAACCTACAAGATGTTTATGACGGTGAGGCTCAAGAGAAGTTCACTGTGATATCAACCTTTGCTGGTGGAGGAGGATCTTCTACAGGATACCGTCTTGCAGGTGCAAAGATCTTGTGTATCAATGAATTTGTAGAAGAAGCAAGGAATACATATGCATCTAACTATCCTTCAACACCTATTGTTCCTGATGATATCAAACAACTTGTAGGTGGTGACTTTCTTAAGATTACTGGATTAAAACCTGGTGAACTAGATATCCTTGATGGGTCACCACCTTGTTCAGCATTCTCTGTAGCAGGGTCTATGTGTCGTGGTGAGGGTGCAAAACACTCTGACGGTTGGGGTAAAACTAAGAATTACTCCGATGGTAAGAAGGTTGAAAATATTGAAGACTTGTTCTTCGAGTTCATCCGTGTTGCCAAAGGTATTCAACCAAAAGTCATTGTCGCTGAAAATGTCAAAGGATTGACAATTGGTGAGGCAAAGACTTATTATGCAAAGATTACCAATGCATTTGAAGATATTGGTTATCTTGTTACATCTAAAGTGATGAAGTCCTCTCATTATGGTGTAGGTCAGGCAAGAGAAAGACTTATTTTTATTGCAGTTCGTCAAGATATTGCAGATAAAATCGGATTGAACGTACTAACAGTATCTTCTCTTTTCCCTCCCACATCAACAAAGGATACTACTATTGGTGATATCATTGATGGTGTTGAAAACGATCCTGAAAATATTCAGTCTCTGACTGAACACATGTTGAATAGTGGTATCTACCAGAGTGTTGTAAAGAAGATGCCAAAGAATCCTAAGAAGATTCTATCTGGTATGGACTATCATGAGAAAGGACATTGCTTTAATACGAAGAGGGCATCATTCTATAAACCCTCTCCTACACTTACAGCTAGTGGTGGTCTAATTCACTGGAATGAAGACAGGGTACTTTCTGTTCCAGAACTCAAACGTATTCAATCACTTCCTGATGACTTCATCCTTACAGGTTCTCAGTCACAACAAACCGAACGTGTTGGTCGTATGGTTCCTCCATTGATGATGAAAGCAATCGCAGAAAACATTTACAAAGAAGTATTATCTAAATTATGAAAATTCTTACACTCGAAGACTATAAAAATGCTGGTGAAACATTCTGGCCAAAGTATTGGTACATTGCCAAAGAACTTGGTGAAGATGCATCTGCTGAAGACATCCTGAAAGTGATGGAAGCAGTTGGTGGTGTTGCTCTGAGGTTAGCATTGGAGGAGAAAGAAGCACCATTTGGGTTTAATAAAAAAGACAACCCTGAAGAATAAATACTCTAAAGAATAAAAATAGATATGCTATCTACCCAATACAGACTTCGGTTGGAGTTTATTTGTAAGAAAATTGCAAATAAAGAAGAAGTCAAATTAGAGGATATGATTTGGGCAGAGAAGATTGCCAAGTCATATACTACTGCAAGAGATTGGTTGAATAAAGCACGTCGTCAAGCTGCTCAGGATATTCAGGAGGGTACTATGGATGATTTTATGAATAAGATGGGATTAGGTGACCCCGACCCATCTAATTACAAAAAGGGGTTTAATGGGGCAGATGAAATTGTAGATTGGTTTCAAAGAGAAAAACCTGATGACTGGAGGCAACATGACTGATAAACATGTTGCCTGGTGGAGACTTCATCAAATTAGACAAGAACTTGATGGGGAATTAAAACAATTCATTGTCCAAGATAGTCGTGGAAAATTAATTAAAAGGATAGTCATCGAATACGAGGAGAACAATGACTAAAGCAGTTATTTACACCAACGGTAGTCAAGAGTGTGAGAGAATGACAGCTCTCCTTAAAACATTACAACTTGATATATTGGAGTATCAACTCAACAATCATTTCACACAAAGAGCGTTTGAATCCGAATTCGGAAAAGATGCAACATACCCACAAGTTGCATTAGGATATTCTCATATTGGAAACATGAAAGAGTCATTACAGTTTATGAAAGAGAGAGGAATGTTTAAGTGACACATGAGGAAATGCTCGATGAGGCACAGGTAAGGGAATCGGCCAATGAACATCCAGAAATTGCAGAAGTAGACTGGATTGATAATTCATTCTATGTTGAGGAAACCCGTTTTATGTGGAAGAGTGTTAGAAAAGATACTGGAAAGGATTTTTTGTTTGCACTCACCAAAGAAAAGGTGACAGAAATGACTCGATGGTATCTTAAATGTGAACAAGAAGGAACACTTCATCTACACACTAGAGTTGTAAATAGTGGATTTGTTGGTGGTAAATTGTGAAGTTTGATTTGACCATGGAGGATTATACAATTATCCTTAATGCGTTACATTACTACAAAAAGGTAGAAAAATACCCAAACTTTGCACACTTTGATGAAAGTCGTATTAATAATCTTAGAGATAAGATGGCTTATCAATTAGTTTGGAAACAAGAATTATGACAACCTTTTTGAATTATGTTGCTGCATTTTGGTCAGTGGTTGTTATGAATTGTATTCAACCCGTCAACTGGAAGTATTGTTATCGTGTTGACCAATGGTTGATACCAGGTATTCAAGAGGGGGTTCATTTGTATATGAACCCCTCTTCGATTTATCAAGAGGAGAGAGAATATTTGGAGATGATAAATAAAGATATAGAAAAGTAAATTGTAAAAAGATGTCTTCATCAATGCGTAACTTTATGGAAGCATATGCTGCTGTCCATAACACCGAAGCAAAAGAAGAATTGACTTCTGGAAAAGATCACATCTCTGAGATGAATCTTTCGGTCTTGACTGACACGGATCTTAACGAGATTGTTGAAAGTGTTCTGGAGGAAATGTTCCAGAAAGGTTACTCAGTAGACTCTGCACATACAATTTTTTCTGAGATGTTTGTTGAGTCGAGTATTGCTGGTAGACAGGCAAAGATTGACAGATTGTGTGAGTCCCTGAATAAAGCATTTGATGTAATTGATTCCAAGGCATCGACTATTGCTTTGGAAGAGTTTGCTAAGTATAGACATAATAAAAAACTCCAAGAATCTTGGTCGGCAAGATTCAATCAAGAGAAGAGAGTACAAAGAACTCATAATCAATTGGTTGCACAAGAGTCATTGAACGTCAAGACTCTTCTCCTTCAACTGGTAGAGAAAGCTGATAAGTCATATCTTGAGACAGATATGAAGAAGAGAGAGAAGAATAATAAGAAAGCTGTTGAGGATATGAAGAAGATGGGTACTTCTATGAAGAACCCACACTTTGAAGAAGTATCACAAATCCGTAAGGGTTGGGGTGATGCATATGCATCCATCTATGAGAAGAAAGCAGATAAGGATTATGATGGTGATGGTGAGATTGAATCAGGTACTGATGAGTACATGGGTTCAAGAGACAAAGCCATCAAGAAGGCGATGGGAAAGAAGAAAGATAAAGATAAAGAAGAAGTTGAAGAGGGTTTTGATCAGATGTTTGACTCTCTAATCGAAGAGGGTTATACAAAGTCTGAAGCTCTTCAGATCATGACCCAGATGGCACTTGATGAACTCTACAAAGGTAAGCACGGTCAGTCTGAGAAAGAGTACGCCGACTCCCGTTCTGAGGGTGGTAAGATGGTGTCTGGTACTTCAAAGATGAGTGGTGCTGAATACACACATGGTCGTAGAGTCAAGGCAGCAAATCCTGGTATGCAACCTGATGTAGGTGGTAAGACCAAGCCTAAGTCACAAGGTAAGATGGATCGTGGCACCCGTGCTGATATTGAGTATCGTAAGGCAAATCTCAAAAATAAATAATTTTATGAGAACTAGGTTGTGTAGTGGACGTATTTAAATATCTGAAGAAAGCAGATGCATACCTTGCCGAGAATGATGAGTCTCAGGCAAGGAAAGATGCTGAACGTGCTGGTGGAGTTACGTCAAAGTTTGGTAAGTATTATAATGACAAAGGACAATATGTTGGAAAGGTTGTAGGAGATAAATTCCAACCCGCATCTAAGGATGAACTTCTCGATAGAATGGCTGCATCTCCTGCAGGTCAGGCAGAACCAAAGACACTTTCTCAGTTTAAGACAGAAGTGCCACAGGAACCTCAAGCACCAGTTGGTGATCAGATGGGAAGAGTTGTTCCTGGTGGACCGACATCAACGGCTATTGATAGTGGAAATGTAAAGGAGATTGAAAAAGGTTTGATGCGTGGTCGTGGAAACGCGATGAGTCCCGCGAGAAAGGATCAAATTAAACAACAAGCACGGGATATTCTAGGTCAACTTGCTGCAGAACGAGAGGCTCAAGAAGCTGCACAGGCAGAAGCAGAGGCACAAGCACAAGCGGAGCTTGAAGCACAACAAGCAGAGATTCAGGCACAGAATGATACAGAGGCTGCAGAGATAGATGTAGATGATTATAAAACTCTTGATGATGCAATAGAAGAGACTCAAGATCAGATCGATTATGCAAATGATGATGAGGCCTTTGATAGTGAATATGAAGAGTTCACTAAAGAAGCCGAGACTATGATGAAGACTCTGGCTGATCGTCAGAGAAAGATGATGGAGAAGAAGTTTGCAAAGTTCCAAGAATCTTTGTCAACCATTCCAAGTGCAACTGATAAGAGATCATTTCTTAAGTCAATGGCACATGCAAAGACATTTGAAGGAAGAGTGAATGCTGGTGCAGGTAAGAATAACCTTGGATATGCTGATATTCAAAACCTCATGGCAAATCGTGATCGTTTGTTAGAAGGATATGGTGATGGATCTCCAGAACAGATTAAAAAGTTTGTTGATTCTGTAAGATCCAATAAAGTATCTGATGAATTTATTGATGCATCTTTTGATATTCTTCCTGATACATTTAAAAAATCATTGAGTGGTAAGGGTCAGGTCACTAATGATAAGTATGTGTCAGATGATAAGGCACACAAAGATATACACTATCTTGGTAGAAACGAAGATGGGACAGTAAGACGAGGTGCAGCTAATAATAAGGATAGGGCAAAGTTAATGTGGCGTATCTATCTTGAACAAGGTGGTCGTGATGCGTATACTGGTCTCCCTCTTGATCTTCAGGCCATGGACTTAGAACATGTTCGTGGTTTTAACAACAAAGATGGTGGTGCACCAGGTAAAGAAGAGTGGGAACAAAGAGAAAATGATGATAACTTTACTTTGATCAACTCAAATATCAACCAGAAAAAGGTAGATATGTCAATGAAAGACTTCTTTGAGAGGGAAGTTGATGTTCATAAAGATAAGTCTGAAGAAGATTTTGGTGGTATTGAGAAATTGTTTGAGAAACAAAATCAAATCGGTGATGTTGGTGATCAACTTGTGAAGACACTTCTTGGTGAAGGTGGTAAGGGTCTCAGTGACGGAGTTACTAGAGAAATTTTACAAGAACACTTTGGTGAAGACGATGGTAGATATACAAGTCTAAGAGATGAGTTCCGTAAAGTTGCGACCGATCCTAAAGATAAGAAGAAAGCAGCAGGTATGAAATCAAAACTTGGTAAACAATTACTCAAGGCAACAGGATTAAGTAGAGGTATCACCGATAAATCTGGTAGAAGAACAGTGGCTCTTCAAGAAAATGTTTACCGTGGATTCTTACAATCCATGGCTAATGCAAAACCAGGAGACAGACAAAGATATATGGATGGTTGGGCAGAAGCCATTGCTGCAGGAAATGAAGCAAGAGAACCAAAAGCCGTTAATAGAAAATTGATTGAACTTGGTCTAATAGATCAGGATATTCTTGATGATAGGAAGGCTGGTAAAGTCTTCAAAGAGGAGTATGAGACAGTAATGAGAGTGTCCACTTCGTATGGAAAGTCCTTCCTTTCCAAGTATAATAAGAACAATAGATTCTTCTAATAAATACAATATAGGATATTGGTAGAAATGAAGAGTTTCCTTAATTTCTTTAGCGAGGCAAGACAGACTAAGGCTTCTACTCGTGCGAAGCAGCTTGGTCTGACTGGCGATGGTCAAGGTAACTGGGTTGATAAATCAGGAAATATTGTAGCGAGAACTGAGGCTGGTGAACTGAGATTCACTGATAGAAAGGGTGGTGCACAGAGACAGGAACCAGGTAAGGCTGTACAATATAAGGGACCAGAGCAAGAATTAGGAAAGAAAGTATCATCACCAGAAGAGGAACCAAGACAAAGAACTTCGGGTGAAGAAGAAGACGAAAGTGGTGATAAAACTGGACAAACACTAACTCTGGTGTTTGGTAGATTTAATCCTCCCACAGTAGGACATAAGAAACTTTTGGATGGTGCTGCATCAGTTGCTGGTGATGGTGACATTAGAATCTACCCATCTAGATCTAATGATCCAAAGAAAAATCCATTAGAACCAGGTCAGAAGACCGAGTTAATGAAGAAGATGTTCCCTTCTCATGCAGATAATATTATTAATGATGAAAGTGTAAAGACGATATTCAACGCACTTGAACTCGCAAATAATGATGGATACTCAAACATCAAGATTGTTGTAGGTTCAGATCGTGTTGCTGAATTTGATAATCTTGCTCAGAAATATAATGGTGATCTTTATGATTTCGAGGAAATTGAGACAATCTCAGCTGGTGAACGAGATGAAGATGCAGAAGACGTAAGTGGAATGTCTGCATCTAAGATGAGAAAGGCTGCAGCTGAGAATGACTTTGCCACATTTAGAACTGGTATTCCAGATAATCTTGATGATAAAACCGCGAAACAGATTATGAATACTGTTCGTAAGGCTATGAATGTTGAAGAAGGATGGTCACTGTGGGAAATTGCACCTAAGTTTGATTGGAAAAATCTAAGAGAAAATTATGTGACAGGAAAAATCTTTAAGATAAATGAAGTGGTAGAGAATCTAAACACTGGACTTGTAGGTAAGATTGTAAGAAGAGGAACTAATTACCTGATCTGTGTTACTGAAAATGATGTAATGTTTAAGTCATGGATTCGTGATCTTCGTGAATATTCTGAGGTCAAGATGGATCGTAAAATGAGAACTTCGGATAACCCAAATACGTTGTCAGGGACTACAGGATATTTTAAAAACGCTGTAGATATGACACCAGGATTTAATAAAGGTGATAAGACCAATCTTCAACCTGGTGGCAAACCATACAAAGGTCCTAAATCAAATTTCAGAGAATTTCTAAATAGATACAAGAATAAGAGTATCTGACAGTTCAATGAAAAGACAATTACATTCTAACTGGAGAGAAGATCTTAGAGAGGTTGTTGATATTCCTCCTTCAGAACCAAAGACAGATAAATCTGAAAGAAGAATTGAAGATAAAAAAGTAAACAATAAGATCGTCATCAACCCACAGATGACTGAGGCCTTTGAGGAGATTGGTGGTGTTATTCTTGAGGTAGAGGAGATTGAAGAGGGTCTCTTTGGTAAGAAGAAACCACTAGGACCTACAAAAGCAAGATATGGTGGTTCTAAAGAACCAACTAAAGATACCAGAATGCAAGTTTCAAAGGCAGATATTAAAGCAAAAACACCTGCTGCACAAAATTTGGCTAAAGGTGATAAGAGATATAAGATGGTTGGTGAAGATATCTCTGCACTTCAAACAAAGAGAGCAAGAGAGGAACAAAAAATTGCTCGAATTGACATGAATATTGCTAAGGAAAAAAAGAAACTTGGTAAAGAAGCACAGGCACCACAAGTTAATGAGAAAATGGATCTTGCGAAAGCAGATATGGGTGATGTTGTAAAGGATTTTTATAAGTCTGATGCTCCCCAATTCAAGGGAAAGTCTAAAGAAAAGAAACGTCAGATGGCAATTGCTGCTAAGTTAGAAGCAGAACGTGGTCCTCAAAATGAGGAGACTAGCGACAAACATAAGGAAGCCATTAGAATGGCTTTGGCAAAGACTATGCCAGGACAAAAACCACTTAACAAAAAGGACATTGCAGCACGTAGACAAGAAACCAAAAAGAAAGAAAAGGAAAGTGGTGTAAAACCAAAAATCAAACCATTCCCAATGAGTTCAAGATTTGATTGATATTTGATATATAAGATAGTATTAGGTATTGACCATGCTATCCTTTCTACTTCCACTGGCATCAAAAATCATCTCAGATGCAATTACTAAAATTCCTGAGAATGAAGAATTGGGTGAAAAAATGATTGACATTTGTCTTATGATTTTAGGTAAGGCAGTCAAACTGACTAAGACTGATATGGATGATGAACTTCTTGAAGTAGTAACAAAGGCAATTAAAGCAAGAGAAGAATGATGTGATGGGAGACAACCTTGTCTCCCATTTTTTTATAAATATTTGAAAGAAAGTAACTTTACAAGGGCACAAGACATGGCACTTTGGGGAAACAACGACAATGTGGGATCTGCAGGTACAGTTTCCCTGAATTACTCCACAGGAGTTGTCACTGGTTCTGGCACATCATTTGGTATTGATGGTGGTTGTGCAGAAGGTGATGTGATCCGCTTTGGTACTAGAGGAAGTGGTAACACATATTATGGTGATGCAGTAGTTGTTAGTATCGCTAACTCCGAATCACTGACCATTGGTTCTACCATGGGTCTGAGCGGTGCAGCTATTGCTGGTGTAGATTTCACTGTATCTCAGCTTCCTAAATCATCTGTACTTAATTCTGTTTACAGTGAAGCATCATACGGAACATCTGATTCACTGGTATATGGTGTTAACACACAAGGTGAAGGTATCACTTCAAATACTGAATATTCTGTAACTCATGAGGGTTGGGTTGGTGTAACCACTTATCTCGATAATCTTGGTAACCTGAGAGTTAAGAAAGAGACTCTCGTAGCAATGTCTGGTATTACAACTGGTAGTATCGATTATCCTACTGCTGAATGATAAATGCTCTTTAATGAATTGAATGAGGAGAATTTCCTCATCTTTGCTATTAAAAATTATGAAAATCCTCAAGCAGTTACTAGGGAGGATTTTGATAAAGATCTGAGTCGATTCAGATATATCAAAAGACTCCTTAAAAGATATAAAACTGGTGGTGAACTTAAAGTACATTTATTGATAAATCACTTTATTATTCTGTATAATATTTTTGGTGATGCAACAACGCCAATGTTGTTTTATAAAATTGATAAAAGTTTATGGTCTTCTATAAAAACTTTTATTGTATTTTTAGATAAATTGCCCGAATACCCAAGAACTTATATTCATGAAATTGAATTAGATCGGGTATGTTTAGATGCACTTAATGGTATAACCAATGGACAAGGACAAGATTGATAGGTTTGTAGATGCATTTCGTACAGCAATGTATAGTGAGTTTAGTGTCAATGAGGAGGGCATGGTGGCAAATCCTCCTGGGGGAAGTGGTGGATTTAGTGGCTCCTCCCCTGCTGCTGGTCCTACTGCTGGTTATGATTCCACCCTTAAATTAGATGGTCGTAATAAGTATGTGAAGAAAGCCATTAAGGACTTAATGGATAGACAACAAAAGAGAAAAGATAAGAAGGCTAAGAAAAAGGCATTGGAATTCAATCCATACTTTAAGCCCCATGGAAAGTCAAGTTAAGATTGCCGTACTAGAACAGAAAATTGAGGATTTAAAACCAATAGTCCTCAGGATTGATACTGCAATACAAAAATTATCTGAAGTAAATACTACTGTGAGTAGGATGCTTGCAGTACATGAAGAACGTATATCGAAACAAGAAGAAATCGACACAGTACTCTTTGCTAAAATTGACAAACTCCGTGATAAAATGGACGGGGATCATGACATCGTATTGCAAAGAATACGTCAATTAGAAAAAAGAGTTTGGATGGCCGTCGGTGGTATAGCAGTCATCTCAATAAGTCTAAGAGTCTTTACAACCCTTCCCAAGGTCTTGACAAATGTCTCTGAGGTACCTACAATAGAAATGAGTTATACCGAGTGATATGGATTTTATTGATGTAAAGTACATCAATCTGATTTCCTCTAGATTATCTAAGTTCAAAAAGGTAAAGGCAAGTCTCTATAACTTTCGTTGCCCCTTGTGTGGAGACAGTCAGAAGCAGAAGAACAAGGCAAGAGGATACCTTTACCAGGTAAAGAATAATACAAACTACAAATGTCACAACTGTGGTGTCAGTATATCTTTCAATAGTTTTTTGAAAGATTTGGACCCAGAGACACACAAACAATATGTGTTTGAAAAATTTAAGGATGGGAAGAGTGGTAAGAACTTTCAAACAGAGAATCCAGAAGACATCTTTAAGAAATTAGAGTCATCGAAACCTGTCTTCAAAGAGAAGATTGTGATTGATTTGCCTGATGCATTTGTTGTTGGTAAGTCAAAAAGATATCTGATGAATAGAGCAATCTTCAATGGAGAGTTCTATTATGCTGAAAACTTTCAGGAATTTGTTAACACGATCAAACCTAATACCTTTTTAGACACTCGGTATGGTGAAGAGAGGATTGTTATACCTCTTGTTAGAGATAACAAACTTATCGGTATTCAGGGAAGAGCACTGTCTACGAACCCTATTAAATACTTAACCATCATGTTGGAAGAAGATGCCCCCAAGGTTTATGGTCTTGACACAATCAATAAAGAACTACCAGTCTATGTGGTCGAAGGACCCTTCGACAGCACTTTCATCAACAATAGTGTGGCTTTGTGTGGTAGTGATGGTGAAATTGGTGATCTTGAAGGAAGCGACAAAGTTTTTGTATACGATAATGAACCCCGTAATAAAGAAATTGTTGGTAGAATTGAACGATGTATTGAACGAGGTGAACGAGTCGTCATCTGGCCAAGTACCATCAGAGACAAAGACATAAATGACATGGTTCTATCTGGACATAAAGTTCAAGAGATAGTAGAATCAAATGTATATCAAGGTTTACAAGCAAAACTCAAATTTACAACCTGGAAAAAGATATGAGCAACGGATTGAAAGTTACTAAGAGAAACGGTTCGGTCGAGAAACTGGACCTGGATAAGATGCATAAAATGGTTGATGAAGCAACCAGAGGTCTTGCAAATGTTTCAGCAAGTCAGGTAGAAATGACTTCTGGTATTCAGTTTTATGATGGTATCTCTACCGAAGAGATTCAGGAAATTTTGATTAAGAGTGCATCAGATCTGATTGATCTTGATCATCCCAACTATCAGTTTGTTGCTGCACGTCTTCTTCTATTTTCTGTACGTAAACAGTTGTATGGAAAGATGCATGAGTTTCCATCTCTTGTTGATCATATTCAGAGACTTGCTTACGAAGGTGTGTATGACAAGGGTATCTTCAGTAAGTATTCTTTAGAGGAGATTCATAGGGTTGAATCATTTATTGACCATGATCGTGATTACCTGTTTACCTATGCAGGTTTGAGGCAGGTTGTGGATAAATACCTAGTACAGGATAGAAGCAGTGGTAAGGTCTACGAGACCCCACAGTTCATGTATATCATGATCGCATTGACTATCTTCCAAGAATATCCTAAAGAGACGAGACTGTCATATGTCAAACGATACTACGACGCAATCTCAAGGCACAGGATCAACATCCCAACACCAATCATGGCAGGTGTCAGAACACCCTTGCGTCAATTTGCATCTTGTGTTCTCGTTGATGTTGATGACTCCCTCGATAGTATCTTTAGCAGTGATATGGCTATTGGCCGATACGTCGCACAAAGGGCTGGTATCGGTATTAACGCAGGTAGAATCCGTGGGATCAACTCTAAAATCAGAGGTGGAGAGGTACAACACACAGGTGTGGTCCCCTTCCTTAAAAAGTTTGAATCAACTGTACGATGCTGCACACAAAACGGTATCCGAGGTGGTTCTGCTACAGTTCACTTTCCTATCTGGCACCAAGAGATAGAAGACATTCTTGTTCTCAAGAACAACAAAGGAACCGAAGACAATAGGGTACGTAAACTTGATTACTCAATCCAACTATCAAAAATTTTCTACGAACGTTTCATTACGGATGGAGAGATTAGCTTATTCTCACCGCATGACGTACCAGGTCTCTATGATGCTTTTGGTACTGATCGATTTGACGATCTCTATGTGGCTTATGAACAAGATAACTCTGTACCAAGAAAAACTGTTGGAGCTCAAGAACTCATTCTGGATCTTCTGAAGGAGAGAGCAGAGACTGGTCGAATCTATATCATGAACATCGATCACTGTAACAGTCATTCCTCGTTCAAAGACAAGGTAAACATGAGTAATCTGTGTCAGGAGATCACCCTGCCAACAGAACCACTCAATCATATTGATGAAGAGATGCCTGGTGAGATTGCACTGTGTATCTTATCAGCTGTCAATGTGGGTAAGATTAAATCTGATGAAGAACTTGAGGATCTATGTGATCTTTCTGTTCGTGGTCTTGAAGAACTGATTGACTACCAGGAGTACCCTATCAGGGTCGCTGAGGTGGCTACAAAGGCACGTAGGTCTCTTGGAGTGGGTTTCATTGGTCTGGCCCATTACCTGGCTAAACTTGGTTATAACTATGACTCACAAGAGGCATGGGATGCTGTCCACGGTTTGTCAGAGTCTTTCCAGTATTACCTTCTCAAGTCTTCAAATGAAATTGCCAAAGAGAAGGGACACTGCGAATACTTTGGACGTACTAAGTACGCTGATGGGATCCTTCCTATCGACACGTACAAAAAGGATGTTGATGAGATTAGTTCACAGGAACTTGCACATGATTGGGAGAGTCTTAGAAAGTCAATTCTGGATCACGGATTGCGACACTCAACACTGTCTGCTCAGATGCCATCGGAGAGCAGTTCCGTTGTGTCAAACGCAACAAATGGAATCGAGCCACCTAGAGACTATCTGTCCATTAAAAAGAGTAAGAAAGGACCCCTTAAGCAGATTGTACCGTCTTATCAATCACTTAAAAACAATTACACATTACTCTGGGAAATGAAGAGCAATGTTGGATATATCAATGTTGTATCAGTGATGCAGAAGTTCTTTGACCAAGCCATTTCTGGCAATTGGAGTTATAATCCAGAAAACTATCCTGATAATGAGGTCCCAGTATCGCAGATGGCAAATGATCTGTTGACTACATATAAGTATGGTTGGAAGACTTCTTACTATCAAAACACTTACGACATCAAGACTGATGAAGTAGTTGAAGAGAAGTCCGATTTGAACAATCTATTAGAAGAATTGAGCAAAGCAGAGGAGGGAGAGTGTGAGTCTTGCGCAGTTTAAGGTCTCATCAGTTAATGATGTTATGGTGAATAGGATTGAAGGGATGACAGTTTTTAATACTGAAGTCCATGATGCTAAAAAACAACCTATGTTTTTTGGTAAACCTCTAGGGGTTCAAAGATACGATTCTTATAAGTATCCTATCTTTGAGAGACTTACAACACAACAGTTGGGATACTTTTGGAGACCTGAAGAAGTATCCCTTCAAAAAGATAGGGCAGATTATCAAACTCTCAGGCCAGAACAAAAACATATCTATACTTCTAACTTGAAGTATCAGATCATGCTAGATTCAATTCAAGGTAGAGGACCAGGGATGGCATTTATCCCATATTGTTCTCTTCCTGAGTTGGAAGCATGTATGGAAGTATGGGGATTTATGGAGATGATCCATAGTCGTTCATACACATATATCATCAAGAACATCTATCCAGATCCATCAGATATTTTTGATCACATCATTACTGATGACAGGATTCTTGAGCGTGCAAAGAGTGTTACTGAGTCATATGATGACTTTATTAATGCCGCACAACAGTGGGGTACAGGTAATCAATGGAAGGAAGACTTCCGTGATACGTATACATCACAACAAGATATTAAAGATGTCAAAAGAAAACTCTTCCGAGCCGTTGCGAACGTCAACATCTTGGAAGGAATTAGGTTCTATGTCTCCTTTGCATGTTCGTTTGCATTTGGCGAACTTAAGCTCATGGAAGGATCGGCTAAAATCATTAGCCTTATTGCCAGGGACGAAAACCAACATCTAGCAATCACACAGAACATTTTAAACAAATGGGCAGCAGGTGATGATCCTGATATGAAACAGATCATGAAGGAAGAAGAGGAATGGTTATATGCAATGTTCGATAAGGCTGTGAATGAGGAGAAGAGATGGGCTGACTACCTCTTCAAAGACGGATCTATGATTGGTTTGAATGATACCCTTCTCAAGAAGTATGTTGAATGGGTTGCAAATCGTAGAATGAAGGCCATTGGTCTCAAACCAGTTTATGATGTTGCAGCCAAGAACAATCCCCTTCCATGGACACAACACTGGATCTCTTCTAAAGGTCTTCAAGTTGCTCCGCAGGAAACAGAGGTGGAATCATACGTGGTTGGTGGAATTAAACAGGATGTCAAAAAAGATACATTCTCTGGATTCAAACTCTGATAAAGAGTTTGGTGACTGGAATGATTATGTTCTAGGTCTTTTCATTCAATATACCAGAGATAAACAAGCCAAAAAAATTGATGACTACATATTTCAGGACTATGAAGAAGACTGAGTGTGTGATTACGAGAACCCCTGGATTTATGAAG